TATCTTGCATCAAGTAAACTTCTTGCAACAGTTCTTTTTAATAAGAAGTAATTATATACAAATGTTGCTATCTCTTTTGGTACAGCCTCTTTAATTACACAATATTTATTTTTTTGGAAGCTCATTTTTGTTACTCCTTTCTTTTGATATTGCTGTTTCAACAACTTTAATGTTCCAATGTATAAATCTAAAAGGTTCTAAACCTGGGTCTACCGCATATTCGTGTGGGACGTAACCAGGAAAAATAATCATCGTACCTGGTTTAGGTTTGTAATTTACCATACTTGTACCCATTGATATTTGTTTTTCATCTTTTAATGGTAGCTTTGTCATTATTGAACCTGGTCTTGGATCGTGAAAGATTGGATAGGATGTTTTTTCGCTACATTTTAAAAAGTAAAATCCTGATACGTGTTGATTCCAGTGTGCGTGAGTTGAATGATGTCCTCCACCTTTTTCACTAAATTCCTGCACCCAAAATTCTGTAAAATGTAAACTATGGTTTTGTAAATTAAATCCTGACCAGTCTAAAAACTCATAAGATCGTTGACCTATAAATTGCACTAAATCTTTTACTTTAGGATCATTAGAAAAACTTTCACTATGTTTAGATAAACCAAATGTGCCAATATCTTTTTTCCATTTAGGTTCATCTTTTAATTTATCTTTAAGAAGTTTATCAGCTTTTTTAATATATTTATCTGTTACTTTAATTGCATTTTTTAAAAACATTGGTGCTTCTGCAACCCACACCGGTGTTTGAAAATAAAAGTGAGATTTAAAATCTACGTGTCCTTTTGGTTTATTGCTGCCGCCTTGTATCATATTATTTAAAAGGATAACCTAGATTCCATATTACTAGACTATGCCTTACTCCTTTCGTTACTGGTTTGACTCTATGCCATACAAAACTAGGAAATACAACCACAGAGCCTTTTGGTAATATTTCTGTGCAAGTTCTCATTGCACGTTTTTTATCAGGATCTTCATTCCTAAAATCAAACTCTAACTCTCCACCTTTGTATTCTTTTGGATCTGTTAAACTAACTGTTACAGATAATTTTCTTATTTTACCTTTTGTTGGGCCTTCTTCCATATAAGGTTTATCCCAACTATCACAATGCCAATCATAATACTGACCTTTTTTATATATTGTAAATTGACAGCTTTCTGAATAATCCCAATCAAAATTCCAACCTGCGTTTTTATTTGCCATATGAACATAAGGTTGAACTTCGTTGTATATCCATCTATCGTTCATCCAAACAATATTAGAATTTCTTTTTTTGTGTAAATCTTTTATTTCATCTTTAGTAAGGGGCTGTCTCTTTAAATCTCTATCTCTACCCATACCACCTGTAATAGCCATAATTTCTCTTTGTTTTTCAGCTTTACCATATTGCACGATCATATCACAAATTCGTGGTGGTATAACTCCCTCAAAAAACCAATAGTAATTAGATATATTCATAAGTAATAGTTAAAAAAGTATTTAATCTTTTAGATTTATTAGGAGGTATAAAATATTTATTAGTGCTTGGAAACATAACAAATTCATTATTTTTTAATGGTTTATGCCAATCTCTACCTTTTCGTCTGTTATCATCATATTCAATAACAACTCCTGTTTCCTTATCTTCTCCTAAATCCACACCATAAATTAAAGTGTAGTCAGGTGAATTTTTTAAATCAACAGGATCAATAGTGTTTCTTGTAAAAGATTTTTGATTATAATCAAAAACATTTCCCCAAATTAATTTAGGAACTAAAGTAAAACCATATTCTACTTTAATGTGATCTCTTATATAATCTTGTAGCCATTGTAGGGGTTGAGAAAAAGGAACTTTATAATCAGTGTAAGCGTAGGATCTTTTGTTATTGGTTAATCCTTCGTCCTTAATATATGAATTTATAATATCGTTTTTAATTTTATTGCGGTTAATTTCAAAACCTTTTGGCATATCAATTTTGCCATAATACAAATCTATTTCAGATAATACTTTCTTGTGCATACCACCACCAGCTATAAATTATGCTGATGGATCTGTCAAGTCCCAAGATTGATTAGCTTCATTCCAATCATATCTTTGCATATTATTTGCTTGTTCTTCTGTTAATGCTGGAGCATCACCTATTGGTGATTGCCATCTTGCTTCTGCCACATTTAAAGTCCAACTAGCATAAGGTTTTTTATGAATAAAAATATCATTGTCGTCGTCATAAATCATACCTATACCTGCGTAATTACCTCTTAAAGGTGTTCCACCATTTTTGTGTTGTCCGCCAGATGTATTATAAGATGTTTTTTTCCATAAAGGCCAGCTGTGAATTCTTTCCAAAAACTGTCTACCTACTTCTTCATCTTCAATACCATCAGCATTTTGACAATCTTTATCAGCTACAACGTGAACCGCTATAACTTTATTGTTTGCTCCTAGTTTTGCGTAATGTGCCATAATGTTTCTCCTTATATATTAATTTTAATTATCATTCAACTATTGAAATTTATACCTTATCATTACTATACCACTTCCACCAGTACCTGAATCATTATTTGGAGACGGAGTATAACCAGCTCCTCCACCACCACTTCCTGTATTAGCAGTTCCATTACCACCATTTTTATTTTTTCCACTTCCTGGTTGAGGGCCGTGATTTGGCACACCACCAGCACCTCCACCATTAGCACCAGGAGCTTGTGTTCCTGGAAATGGTGTATTGGCATTTGATGCACCGCCACCTCCTCCAGCAAAATATCTTGTACTACTTACTGGACCTGGCGTTCCATAACTTGGGGCTGTTGGTCCTATAAAAGGATCAGCTATATATGATCCTGCTCCTCCAGCACCTGCATCTGGACTAGCAGGAGGATTACCAGGATTACCAGCAGCACCAGCTCCACCGCCTCCACCACCAAAATTAAAATTTGATCCCCCAGGAGAAGCTTGAGAAGTACCACCATCATTACCTTGAGGAGGACTTACAGGAGGAGTGTTCCCACTTCCACCCCATTCGGGTGAAGGTCCATCCGCAGCACCACCTGCGCCTGAGCCACCATTTAAAGTAGGAGAATCTCTACCCGAAGATCCTGGGGTAGAAGGATAATTTTGCACCCCTCCACCTGTAGCTGTGATGCTACTAAAAATTGAATTATCACCAGGAAGCGTACCTCCTGAAGATGTAGGATTTGGAGCAGCACCACCGGCTCCAACTGTTATTGTAAAATTTGATGCACTAGCTGTTAAACCTGCTGGTGCATTTAAAGGTGAATTTGATCCTGGAGCTGTGGTAAACATTCGAAAACCTCCAGCACCACCTCCACCACCATAACTTGTTATTCCACCTGCACCAGCTCCTGCCACAACTAAATATTCCATAGTAGTTGATCCGGCAGGATTCCCTGCAGAAGTAACATTAAGAGGTCCATCACTTGTGAAAATATGTGTTTTAAAATCACCACAAGTAATTGTAGCATTACCACCACAAGCAGCTACAAATTGTGCTCCTGAAACCTTTGAAGTTGAATCGTGAATGTCTTTCCAACCTTTAGTTCCATCTATATAAATTAAAGTTACTGATTGAGCTTCAGTGTCTAATGTTCCATTTGCACAAGATCCATTAATTTTAGATCCGTTTCTACAAATTGTAACGCTGTTATTTTGCCAAGTGTCTGCATAATCTTTAAAAGCCACAATGTCACCAGGCGATGGTGAACTCGGAAGTGTAACTGTAATGCCCCCTGCAGAAGTATTTACAAAAAATCCATCTCCATTAACAGCAGTGAATGGTGAAGTTTTAGCAGTTGTGCACCAGTCAACAGTTCCTGTTCTACCAAATCCTGTTTGAGTAGCACCACAAGCCATTTGTATTGTTGTGCCTGACTTACCTAATATAAGTGTGCTACCTGTTCTGTTTTCTATTTCGTTTACTTTTATTTTACTCATTATTGAAATTTATACCTTATCATTACTATTCCTGATCCTCCAGCAAAAGATCCTGGGCTACTGCAAGGGCCACCGCCACCGCCACCACCCATATTAGCAGACCCTGGTGTTCTTCCATTATACGCAAGACCAGAATTAATGTTAGCATCTCCACCACCTCCGACACCTCCAACACCTGGTGCTGCAACAGCATCTGATCCACCGCCTCCACCACCAGCGAAATACCTTGTGCTACTTACAGGTCCTGATTCACCATAAGATGGAGCTAATGGACCTATAAAACTATCTGCAACATAAGAACCGGCTCCTCCAATTCCAGGTGTAGTATTTGGTGGTCCAGCATTTGTGCCGGCTGCACCAGCACCACCGCCTCCACCTTGAGCGTTATTAGAACCAGAACCATTACCACCATTATTACCTTGTGGAGGACTCACAGGAGGTTGATTTCCTGAACCTCCGGCTGTGCAAGCAGGGTGGCCACCACCAGATCCTGAACCTCCTGGTCTTCCGGCTTGTAGGGCGTTAGGTCCACCATAATAACCACTTCCACCTCCTCCAGAAGAGGTAATTGTACTAAAAATTGAATTTGATCCATTACACCCTACAGCTCCTGGAGTAGCTGCTCCACCACCACCTACTGTAATTGGATAACTCCCTGCAGCAACAGGTAATCCACTTGAATTTGCTAATGGAGACATTGTTGGAGCTGGAGAACAAAGATCATTAGATAGTCTAAATCCACCTCCACCTCCA